ATGGAAGTTGGTTCCAGGTATGTCAGATACAGTGCAACACCTGCTGCTCCAACAGATCTCAACAGAGATGGATCTTCAATCCCGTTCGGATCATTCAATGTTGCAAGTAATACTATTACTCTCCCTAGTCATGGATTTATTACAGGAGACAAAGTTACTTACAATAAAGACGCGAGTGGTCAAGTTGTCGGTGGTTTAACAGATAAACAAAATTACTTTGTCATTAGAATTGATGATAGTAATTTTAGAGTTGCAAAATCTAAGTCTTATGCAAGACAAGGATTTGCAGTTGATATTACATCCCAAGGTACTGGTGGAGATAACAAGTTCTCAGTCATTAATGATGCAGATCATATCTTAGTTGAAGCAGATGACGATTTTGGTTTCAACGAATCCTTTACCAACTATTAATTATGTCTGACCCATTTGATAAACTAAACGAAGCATTGAATGTTGAAGCTGAAATTGTAACAGAAACTCCAACAAAAGAAGTACGAGTAAAACCTAAAGAAGGGTCGGATGTTGTAAATGACTATGAGTATAGTCGAGCACAACTATATAACCTAGTTGAGAAGGGTCAGGAAGCGATCCAGGGAGCATTGGAAGTCGCTCAGAGTAGTGATCACCCAAGAGCGTATGAAGTCGCAGGCAACCTCATTAAACACGTTGCCGATATTACAGAAAAATTATTAGATAATCAAAAGAAACTTAAAGATATTGAAGAGGAGAAAAGTCAAAAAGGACCAACTAATGTAACTAACGCCATGTTTGTTGGCAGTACATCTGAACTTCAAAAGATGTTGAAAAAAATGAATTCAGATAAATAAAAGAAAGACAAAATAAATGAAATCCAACACTTGGGTCCGAGTACAAAATTTAGTTCATGCTGACTTTGATCTTTGGGTTGAAAGTAAGTGTTCTGATGGCGGAAAAGAAAAATATTGTCGTTTGTGTGAAAAACGTGAAAAACGTGGTACATGTGGATATGGTGGATCTATGTGGGATAAATATACCGTTAATGATGTAAGTGATAGTGAGAAATCTGCTGCTGCAGCAGAATCTGGTATTACTGGTGACGGCGGTGATGGTGGTGGAGATGGTGGTGGTGGAGAATAAAATGATTAACGAAAAACGTGATGGTAAGTCCTCTAAGGACAAAGGATATTCTCTTAAAGATTGGTTTAAGGGTGGTGGTTGGAAACAAACTGGTGGTAAGTACGATGGGAAACCATGTGCAAAACAACCAGGACAAACAACAAAACCATATTGTCGTGATGCAGATGACCGTGCATCAATGAGTAAAGACGAAAGAAACAAACGAGCTGCTAAGAAAAGATCAGAAGATCCAAATCCAAACAAAAAAGGGAAGGCAAAAAACGTGACTCAAGAAGAAACAATGTTGGAAAAGAAAGATGCTTGTTATCATAAAGTAAAATCACGTTATGATGTTTGGCCTTCTGCATATGCATCTGGTGCTTTGGTCAAGTGTCGTAAAAAAGGTGCTAAGAACTGGGGTAATAAGTCCAAGAAAGAAGGTGTGGATTTCAGTGAATTTAGACAAATTTCTGAAAAAGCATTGTCATGTTGGAAAGGATATAAGAAACAAGGCACCAAAATGAAAGGTGGTAAAGTTGTAAATAACTGCGTCAAAGAACAGGACGAAGTTAGTGAAGGTGCAGCGTGGACAAAAAAGTCTGGTAAAAATAAAGAAGGTGGTCTCAATGAAAAAGGACGCAAGTCTTATGAAGCAGAGAATCCTGGTTCTGACCTGAAAGCACCATCTAAAAAGAAAGGTAATAAAAGAAGATCATCATTCTGTGCAAGAATGAAAGGAATGAAAAAGAAACTAACTTCCAAAAAAACTGCATCAGATCCCGATTCCAGGATAAACAAGTCTCTTAGAGCTTGGAATTGCTGATAAATAATTAAAAAAGAAACTACAATGAACATCAAACCACTAGCTGAAGCACAGGATATTCAAGCATCTCCGAGTACTGGTACTCTTACTTCGGGTACTCTTGCTTGGGTTGTTAATGCCCATACAGCTGCTAACAAAGTAACTATTGCTGGCGCGGTTCCAACTTCTGTAGTGATTCCTCCTAACACGGGAATTATTATTGATAAGGAAGCTGCTGCAGTTCTGGATGTTACAACATCTGGAGGTGAAGTATGGGCGACTGCAATCGCTTATACCAATTAAAAAATAAGGAGATTTACAATGACCGATCCCGATCGACAGTTTTCCGACCTGAAATTAGAACGGAAAGAATGCGAGAAGTGCGGTGCGACATGGGTTAATGGACAACACGTTTGGCGTGGCACTGGCGGTTCATCTGATTCTAGTGAGCTTGACCTTGCTGGTCTTGTTTGCAACAAATTAGGTGACGATCAATGTATCAATCCCCAAAAGGGAAAAGATGGTGGACAAACTTGGGAATACCGTGCTGGATATATCGACGGTATATTTTCTGAAAAGAAAAAACAGATGGAAGAGATGAGGGATAAATTTAAAGATTTATAATGAATTTATTATTACAACCACATACTAATGTGAACGATCCTGTGTGGTCAGTGATCTTTATGGTTTTTCTTTCTCTTTGTATGGCGGGTTATAGTATTTACTATATACTAGGAGTTGATAAGAGAGAATCCCATGGGAGCAATGACACCACCGAGCAGGAAGAGTTGTTACAACTTCAGAGTGACGGAGATCAATCGTGTACTTGATGGTGATACTATTGATGTCACTATTGATCTTGGGTTCGATTTATACAAGAAAGAAAGAGTTAGAGTTGCAGGAGTTGATACGCCAGAGAAAAGAACGAGAAATCTAGAGGAGAAGGCTCTTGGAATCGACGCAACCAACTGGCTCAAAGAAAAACTGGAGAGCACTATCGCTGGTGATGATGAGTTGTCTGTTAGGACTGAACTTGTTGGTGGCGTCGGTAAATATGGCCGTCTTCTTGGTTGGCTTTACATTGGGGACAGCAACTTGTCCCTCAACGAACAAATGATTGAAGAGGGATATGCTCACGCATACGATGGTGGCACTAAAGATATGAATCTTGAAGCACTCAGGGAGATAAGGAGAAAACATGGAACCCTCATCTGAAGAAAATGAATGGTATTGTACCATGACATTAGGAATCGATGAAGTCCGATGTCTGTACGATCACTTTGATTATTCTATCAAGATGTGGCCAGGTTCTCCTGCACGTCCTTACGAAGAGCAAATACTCTTAGATATAATGAAGAAGAGAATGTTTGCAATGTTAACTGATTACACATTTTATAAAAATTAATTATGGCATCCGATTCGATTTATCTAGGTAATCCCAATCTAAAAAAAGCAAATACACCAATTGAATTTACCGAAGAACAGGTAATCGAATTTTTGAAGTGTAAAGACGATCCTGTATATTTTGCTAAAAATTATATTAAGATTGTTTCTCTTGATGAAGGTCTAGTACCTTTTAGTATGTACGATTTCCAAGAGGAAATGGTAGAAAGGTTTCACAAAAATAGGTTTAACATTGCAAAACTACCCAGGCAAACTGGTAAGTCTACTACTGTTGTTTCTTACTTGCTTCATTATATCATATTTAATGACAATGTAAATATTGGTATTCTTGCTAACAAAGCATCAACATCAAGAGAACTATTATCTCGTTTACAATTAGCATATGAGAATTTACCAAGATGGATGCAACATGGTATTCTTGCATGGAACAAAGGTAATGTAGAATTAGAGAACGGGTCTAAAATCCTTGCAGCATCAACCTCCAGTTCTGCTGTTCGAGGTATGTCATTTAATATCATCTTCTTGGACGAATTTGCGTTCGTTCCAAATCATATCGCAGAACAGTTTTTCTCGTCTGTATATCCTACGATTTCTTCTGGTAAATCTACTAAAGTTATTATCATCTCAACTCCAAATGGGATGAACATGTTCTATAAGTTATGGCATGATGCCGAACTTGGTAGAAATGAATATACAACAACAGAAGTTCACTGGTCTCAAGTTCCTGGTAGAGATGCTGTATGGAAAGAACAGACAATTGCAAACACATCACAACGTCAGTTCACACAAGAATTTGAATGTGAATTCTTAGGATCTGTAGATACTTTGATTGCACCATCAAAACTTAAAATGATGGTGTATGAAGAAGCTATTGAATCTAGTAATGGATTACAGATTTATGAGAATGTTAAAAAAGATCATACTTATATAATGACAGTTGACGTTTCTAGAGGCGTCAGTAATGATTATTCTGCATTTGCTCTAATTGATATTACAACTATACCTTATAAGCTAGTAGGTAAATATAAAAATAATAATATTAAACCTATTATATTTCCAAACATTATAAATCAGGTTGCAAAAAATTACAATCATGCATTTGTTATGGTAGAAGTTAATGATATTGGAGGTCAGGTTGCAGACATTATGCAATTTGATTTGGAGTATGACAACCTTCTTATGTGTGCAATGAGAGGACGTGCTGGTCAATTAGTTGGTCAAGGATTCTCTCACAAATCACAGTTAGGTGTAAAGATGACATCTACAGTCAAGAAGACTGGTTGTTCTAACTTAAAAGCACTTATCGAAGATGATAAATTAATCGTTACCGATTATGATGTTATTGCAGAACTAACTACATTCATCCAGAAGAAACAATCATTTGAAGCAGAGGAAGGATGTAATGATGACCTTGCAATGTGTTTGGTAATTTTTGCTTGGTTATGTACTTCTGATTATTTCCGAGAACTTACTTCTGATGATATCAGGAAGAGAATTTTTGAAGATCAGAGAGAATCAATTGAAGAAGATATGGCCCCTTTTGGATTTATTAACGATGGATTTGAAGAAAGTACTTTTGTGGATACAAGTGGTGATGTATGGAAGGTCGATGAATACGGAGACAGATCATATATGTGGGACTACAAATGAACATTGATGATCAATTTAATTTAGAACATCTCCTCTTCAAAGAAAGAAGATGCAGAACTTGTGGTAAGAAAAAAGAACTATTAATAGACTATTATTTGATAAGAAAAGATAGAGGAAAATATCCATCTTCATATTCTTATGAATGTAAATCTTGTACTATTAAAAGGATAATTGAATCCAGAAATTTAAAGAAAAATAGGGATGTATATCCTGACTGGTAATGTGTTCATGCATTGTTTCCCCGATGAAAAGATAGCGAGTAATAAATAGTTTTGAGAAATAAATCTCGTAGAGGATATACACATGGCGTTTGCTTCACCAGGAGTACAAATAAAGGAGGTTGACTTAACAGCCACCATTAACGTCTCGGACCAAAACATTGGTGTTGTTTCTATCGCTTCGGCGAAAGGACCTACGGATGAGGTCACCTATGTATCCAGCGAAAGAGAGCTGGTAGACATTTTCGGTGAACCCTCCGAATATAATTATGAGTCTTGGTTTGCCGCTGCTACTATTATTCAGTACGGTGGTATTGCTGCTGTTATTAGACCTGCTGGTGGAGAACCAGGACAGGCTAATGATTTGGCATTGAGAACGGCTAATGTTGACAGTGATGGTACAACTTCAACCACACTCCTAATTAACAATCAATCTGATTATGTAGAAACATATGGAGGAGTAACCAGCGCATTTACTTTTGCAGGTAGATACGGCGGTACATTCCATAATGGAATTACAGTTTCCATGATTGACGTTGGTGCTCACCAACAGGTAACTGTTACACCTGCAGTAGGACAAACTTTAACTGTAGACACCGTTGGTGCTGCAGATGCAAGTAGAACAGCTGGTACATATACAATCGGTGCTTCTGACTACACAGCTGCTGGTGCAGGTACTGGTGCTACTTTCTCCATCGTAGTTGATGGAAGTGGTGCTGCTACAGTCACTGTTGTAAGTGGTGGTTCAGGATATGCGGTTGATGATACAATCACTGTTGCTGATGCTCAACTCGGTACAGGTGGTGGTGCTGATTTAACATTTGATATCGCAACGGTTGGTGCAAGTCTTGCAGCTGCTGGTTCTTACATCAAGTGGGTAAGTGGTTCCAACACATATGAAGGTACTGTTTACAGTAATAATGGTAGTGATTCTTACGACGTTACCCTTTGGGACACGACTAAGAGACTTGCTGCATCTTCTGTAATTCAGGATCATACAGGTGCAACTATTGCTACTGTTAGTGCAATTACAAGTAATGATCTTTACTCCAGTAAAGAATATGCATCTGGTAAGAAGTGGGTATCTATTGCTCCCCAACCAGGAACTTCCCCATTCGTTAAATCTCGTGGTGGTAAGTTCGATGAATTACACATCGTCCTAGTTGACACTGATGGTAATGTAACTGGTAATCCAGGTACACTGATCGAATCGTTTACCTATCTGTCTAAAGCAAGTGATGCTAAGAGTACAGAGGGTGATACCAAGTTCTGGAAGAAAGTTCTTGAGTTGAGTTCTAGTTTCATCTATGGTGGTGATAGAACTCTTGCACAGACTTCTGATATCATTGCAGTAGATGATAGTTCCAATGTTGCTTCCGCAACTGCAATTGGTGGTCCTTCTGCTAACGCAGTTTACCCAGTATTCAACAACGTTATTTCCAAAAAACTTGCGAGTGGTGCTGACTACAATTGGGCTGGTGCTGCATCTTCAATTCAATCTCAAGTTGAAGCATCTTATGATCTGGTTCTAGATCCAGAAGAATTTGCTGATATTGATTTCTTAGTTCCAGGTAAGATTACTGCTTCTGGTGCTGCAAAACTGATCAGTGTTGCAGAATCTAGAAGGGATTGTATTGCAGTTGTTTCTCCACAGAGAACTGATGTAATCAACTCCAACACTTCTACAAAGAAAACTGACTCAATTATTGATTTCTTCAATACACTTCAGTCTACTTCTTATGCAATTTTTGATAGTGGTTATAAGTACGTTTACGACAAGTACAACGATACTTACCGTTATCTTCCTTGCGCTGCTGATGTTGCAGGTCTCTGCATCAACAC